CAGCCCGTGCCGCAGCCCGTGCCGCAGCCCGTGCCGCAGCCCGTGCCGCAGCCCGCACCGCAGCCCGTGCCGCAGTATGATGGCCTTGAAACCCTGTTGCAGCAGATTTTGCAGGGCCAGCAGACCACCGCCCAGACAATGCAGACCATGACCCAGACATTGCAGGCAAACGCGCTGGGCCTTGGCATCCAGCAGCAGCCGGCGGCAGATGCCGCTACGGTGACAGCCCGAATCATCGACCCAACCTATGGAAAGGAAGTGAAGTAATATGCCTCTTGGTATGGATTTTGCGGACATTGCCGCAATTTTGACTGAGATCAATAAGATGGCCACCGGCCAGGAACCGACGTCCCCCATCGTGGACACGTCTAGCTTTGTGTCTGTTGCGCAGGCCACGTTGCTGACCGGCCCCGACAATTACACCAAGGCGATCAGCCAGGTGTTGGGACGTACCATTTTTGCCGTTCGCCCCTACGATGCACCCCTGAAGCGCTTGCAGGTCACTGGCGACGACTGGTCTAACCATGTGCGGAAGATCAATTTCTGCGACACCGACCCCGTCACTGACAAGGCGTGGGCGCTGGAGGATGGCCAGAGCGTGGATATGTACGAAGTCCACAAGCCTAAAGTCCTTCAGACAAACTACTACGGCCAGACCAATTATAGCCGCGTGTACACGCAGGCTGATACCCAGATGGAAGCGGCGTTCAAAGGCCCCGAGGAACTGGCGCAATTCTGGTCCTCGTTCGTGCTGCATCTGTCGAACCAGATCGAGGCAGACAGACGGAACCTCGCCAATAACCTGATGGCGAATCATCTGACCGGCATGACGGTTACAAGCCCCAACAGTGTCGTCTATCTGCTCGACGAGTACAACGCCCAGCAGGGCACGAAACTGACCGTGCAGGACGTGTACAAAGAAGCAAACTTCCCGGGATTCGCAAAATACGCCTATGGCCGTATCAATGACATTTCCCGCCTGATGAAAGAGCGTTCCATCAACTGGCATCAGAACTGGCAGATCGGCAGCACGACGTACAACATCATGCGCCACACCCCGTATGACCGTCAGCACCTCTATCTGTACAGCGGTACGCAGAGCCAGATCGACGCCCGCGTGATTCCCGAGGTATTCCATGACAACATGCTGAAATACCGCGACGCGGAACAGGTCACATTCTGGCAGAACATCGACAAGCGCGAGACCATTTCCGCGACACCTGTTGTGACCACTGCTGCCGGTGTGGCGTCCAAGAATGCAGCAGTGCAGCTCTCCAATGTATTCGGGTGCCTGCTGGACTGGGACGCCATCGGCTACACTCCGAAGCTGTCCCGCGTGGTCCCTACCCCCATGAACGCACGCGGCCTGTATACGAATTTCTGGTACCACTACGGTTGGTCGTGGTACGATGACTTCACCGAGAACGCCGTTCTGTTCCTGATGACCAAAGGAGACGTCACTGCGCCGAGCGCCTCCCAGGCGACAAAAGCCTCCACCCTTAAAACCACCACGCACAAGGACGCGGACCCCTCGAAGTCCTGACCGGCACCGGCGGGCATTTGCCCGCCGGTTATTTTATAGGAGGTGCAAAAAATGCAAGCTACCTTTTATCAGTTTGCAAAGCGCACAAACAGCACAAAGCGGCCCAGCGGTGGGCAGGAGTTCGGAATTGACCTTAAAGCCCCTTGTAACATCATTGACCCCGAGATCAAGATTGCAACACAAAACGACCCCACCGGGTACAATTATTGCTACCTTCCCACGTTCAGCCGGTATTACTGGGTTAAAAATTGGACGTATGCCGATGGGCTCTGGGATGCCTCGCTGACTGTTGACACGCTGGCAAGCTACCGCGACCAAATCGGCAATAGTACGGAGTATGTCACAAGATCGTCGGCACAGTATGATGGTACAATTTCAGATGGACTTTACCCGGCATCGGCTAAAGTGCAAAGTGTAACAACCGCTTTTCAAGGGGGGTTCGCTGAAACAATCAACGGGGGCTTTTTTGTTATCGGGTTCATAGCTAAAGCCGCTAACTCGATTGGCGCGGTAACTTATGTAGTAATGACGCCAAGTAATGCCAAAAAGCTGTCTGCAAAATTACTGACCAATGTGTCGTATCTTAATATTGATAATGCGGAAATCAGCGACAATTTAACAAAGATTCTTTTTAATCCGTATCAATATATTGTAAGTTGTAATTATTTTCCATTCAACATGGCAGAACTAACAGCGCATCTACCTCTTGTATCCAGTATTGATGTAGGCTGGTGGTCAATCGACATCCCCGGATGGATTTTGGGGGCAGATAATAACAACTTCACAAAATCTGTCACTGTGAATGTTCCGAAGCACCCCCAGGCGGCAGCTCGTGGTGAGTATTGTAATGCAGCCCCTTACACCGATTACACTATTTTCTTGCAACCTTATGGAGTAATTCCATTAGAATCCTCAAAATTGTGGGGGGCTTCCTCGCTGACTATACAATATGTGACTGACCTTTTTACGGGTGACAGTATTTTAAGAATCTTCACCAACACAAAACAGCTAGTTCATGACACCACAGCCAAACTAGGGGTATCAATTCAGTTGTCTAATATAGCCTTTGACATCCCCTCGGGCAGTGGGGGCCTACTACAAACGGGCTTCGCTGCGGCGTACGGAGGTCTCCGGGCGGCGCTATCTGGTGGGACTTTTTCAGACGTCGGAAACGGGATTCTTAATGCTGCGCAAGCAAGTAATGCCGATGTCGCCAGTAAAGGCGCTACAGGGTCTACAATAGCCTTCGATAGCATTCCTTATATGGTGGCCCGGTTTAAAATTCTTGTAGACGACAACAACGAACACCACGGGCGGCCCCTGTGTCAGAAAGTGCAGCTGTTCAGTATCCCGGGTTTCATAATGGTAGACGACCCCGATATTGCGTTGCCCGCAACAGCCGCCGAGATTGACAGCGTCAAAAGCTATATGAAAAATGGATTCTTTTTAGAGTAGGAGGCGTAAACAATGGCAGTCTATAAACAGTGTATTACTGACGTGTCGCCAATCAGAGTGACAGCCGGGTATCCGGCGTACTCGGACGGAAGTCCCCACCGGGGCATAGACACGGTGCACGGCAATCACAAAGCCTACGCGCCCGAGGCGGGCGTTGTGGTCGTGGCGCAGCACTGGAATGGCAGCACCTCGGGCGATCAGTCGTGGGGAAACATGATCAAAGTACGGATGGCCGACGGCACCACCTGGCGAGCCGCGCACTTTGCCTCGCAAATTTGGAACGTGGGCGACACCATTTCCAAGGGTCAGTTTATCGGCACGCAGGGCAAAACCGGCAACGCAACGGGCATTCACACGCATTGGGAGTACGCCGACGCCGCCGGAAACTTGAGGGACCCTTCCGGCATTATCAGAATCCCAAATCAGGTCGGCACATGGGACGTAGAATGGGATTCCGGCGGGGGCCCTGGCCCGGGTCCCGGGCCGTGGCCTATTGGCAAATTGCCGGTATGGTTGCTGTTTAAGATGGCGAGGGGAGGTCGTCTGTTGTGAGTGCTCCCTACAGCTATGAGCAGATCAACGCTCATGTGTCCCCAGTGACGCCCTCCGTAATGCACACAAAAGGAAATAGCCTTTCATATTATTTCCGTAAATACCTGTTTCTTGAGGCCGTGTCAATGGTACGGTGGACATTGCCCGAAACATGGCCCAGTAACCGCTTGCAGTATCTTGTTTTCGGTTCCGGCGGTGTTACGGTGTTTAATACAGACCGTTATGGCCTCGTATATGACCGAATGGGACTAACCGGCATCAACATTTTCTATAATCCGACACACTCCATCATTGCAAACCCTTTTATCAAAGGGTCCCCCTATTTGCAAATCGGGAAGCAGTGCGAGATCATCAATTTGCAGCCCGATTACCGCGGTATGGTGGATATTGTGGCCTATTATGGGGATATGATGGCCCTTGCGGCCCAGACCATCCAGAGCAATTTAATAAACAGCAGGTTAGCATATGTGTTTGCATCTGGTAACAAGGCCGGTGCAGAATCTTTTAAAAAAATGTTTGATGCAATCATGCAGGGCGACCCCGCCGTTTTTGTGGATTCCTCGTTGCTCAAAGCGCCTAAAAATGGGACATCCGGGCAAGCCCCTTGGATGTACTTTGCGACAGACCTTAAAGGGAACTTCATTACAAACGAACTGTTGACAGCCCTTAAAACCATTAAAGCCCTGTTCGATACGGAAGTTGGAATTCCCAACACCAACACAAGCAAGAAAGAGCGGATGTTGACCGACGAAGTCAATTCTAACAACGTTGAGACAGCCGCCAAAGCGTCTCTATGGTTGGACAGCTTACAGCATGGGTGTGAGCGGGTACACAAGCTCTTTGGAATTGACAAATCTACTTTATGGGTTGATTGGCGTTTTCCGCCCGATACTGGAGCGCAGGAGGTGAACAACGATGCACGCAACATTGAGCTTTAACGGCCTGTTGGCAAGATACCCGAACCTGTTCGACGACTTGAAAGTCCCTGACAATGTCTCTAAAGACGCTGTCTGCAATCAATTACTGTTTGATACGCTGGAATTGGAGGTATTATACGCGGATGGCCCCACGATGCGCAGGGCGCTGGGCGTCTATTCTGAAACCATGCTTCCGAGCTGGACCCGGTACGCCGAGGCGCTGGGCCTTAAATACGATGCTTTGGCATCCGATGACCGAATCAGAACCACCGACCATGCAGGAACCAGCGGCGGCACAATCAACCGCACAAACGGCGTGAAGGGAACAACTACCCGAGCGCCTAACCTGACCACCACCGGCCAGAATACCGGCAGCGACAGCACCACCCGGGACGTCACGGGGTTTGACAGCGGAACATTGCAAACCGCTGAAAAGAGTACAACGGCCCTTGGAACTGGAAACACCATTACCAGCAGCGGCACGGATACGACCACAACCGATCAGACCACCACCGATAACAATACTTCGGAGTTGCACGACGGCTACAAAGACACCGTGACCGAGAAGGGCCGGGCAGGACGGGACCCGCAAGACCTTATTGCCAAAGAGTTGACCCTTGCAATGGAGAACGCCGTTCATAAAATCGTTACGGACATCCGGGCGAACTTTTGTTTGCTGGTATATTAAGGAGATGTGATTTATGAATATTAATCCTATTCACAACGCGCCCTACACCAATTTCCATGATTTCAATCTTGATTGGATTATGGACGAGCTGAACGAATTCAACACCAAACTGACGAATTTCGTCAGCCTGGCCACGATCAAGTACGCAAACCCGATCCAATGGAACATCACCAGCCAGTACGAGGCTAATACCGTTGTTGTGGACAGCAACGGTAACGCCTATCTTTCCGTACAGCCGGTACCGTCCGGTGTATCTCTGGACCGTACAGAGTTCTGGACCAAAATTGGCAATTTCGATGAACTTTGGGCCGATGTCAAAAAGGCCATTACTCCCAACGACGAGGGCCACAGCCCCACCGCGACAGCTGATAGAGCTATCAACGATCTTGTCTGGGTCAATGGGGCGCTTGTACGTGTCACAAAAACAATGTCCGCCGGTGATGCCTACGTGCCCGGCTCTAACTGCGTTAGCAGCTCCACAAATGAAGTTCTGCACTACCTTATCAATGCATTTAATGAGGGCTTGAGCGCAGAGAAAACGGCCCGGGAGAATGCCGACACCCAGCTTCAGAAGGCTATTGACACGGAAAAAACGGCCAGAGAGGACGCCGACACCCAGCTTCAGACGGATATTAACAATGAGACACAGGCCCGGAAGGACGCCGACACCCAGCTTCAGACGGATATTGACAATGAGACACAGGCCCGGAAGGACGCGGATAATAAACTACAAAAAAATATTGACGCTGCGCTAAAATCAGCTGTCAACTGGGCAAACGTTAAAACATACGGAGCCGTTGGTGACGGGTCTACTGATGAAACCTCCGCTTTCAACGCCGCAAAATCCTCGGGGTTGCCCCTATACATCCCACAGGGCACATTTAAGGTGTCGGGCTTTGAATCTGCACAAAACGTTCCGGTATATATTGACGGCGTAATTGGCGGAACTATCACCATCAACGGGCCTATTATGGCTAAAAACAAACAAATTTTTGAGGCGGGGTCGTCCGTCACTATTGCAAAACAGTATGCCGACGGGTCCGCAGATTGGTTCCCTGATTTACAGAGTGCTATAAACACTTTGCATAAAGTGCACTTATCAAATCGGACATATACAGTGTCTACAAATATCACGATCAACAAATCGGGTTTTTCCATGGTGGGCCCTGAATATTCTGACGAAGGAAACGGCGCGCTCATAATTTTGAATAACAATTCTAGTATTATCGTCGGAGACATTAGTGGCCGAGTAATTAATAATTTTCCTCGTTGCATAACGCTGGAAAATATTGAAATTCAGAATCATGATGCGGAGTTCCCTGTAAAGATTTACGGGGTAGTCTACGGAACTTTCCGGCACCTGTTCGTTAAGACGATGTCAAACGATGCGGGGGGTGGATTTTACATCACTAAAAATGTCTCAACAGTGTATGAACGTTGTTATGTGCAGTCTGTAGACCATAACGGAGACAATAGATTCAGAGCTTATCACTGCACCGACGAAGGAAACCCAATTCTAGCGGGCGGCAATGCATCCTTGTATTTTGTGCGATGTTCCTACGGTGATACGTATACAACACAGAGTAGTTTTAACTCGGCGGCTTTCAGTGTGATAGGCGCGGGGAGCGACATTTATTTACTATCGTGCGAATCGGCAAGCGGTGGTTATGGCGTCGTGTTCGAGAGCGAGAGTGCTACAGGAGACAACCGCTTTAACGATATTTTAATATCGAACTGCGTATTTGATGGGTGCTCGCAAGGTGGTATTCAGTTTTACAAAACCTCCTCCGGCTGCGTCAGCATCAGTAATACCTATGCAGCTTGTACTCCTAACGGATTGTTTGGGTTACAATTTAACCAATGTAATGGGCTGACATGTGCTGTCAACGGATTACAGCTAATAGGCTTAGGGACTTCCATGATAGGCGTACAGTTTGTCGGGGATGGGGCTAATGCTATCGGAAATTTTATTACAAAAGGTATCACAAATGCCTTTGATGGTACACCCGCTAATACCGAACTAACATACTTGCACAACGGCACTTTAAAACACTATCCGGTCAGGTAATATCCG